CCATAACCGTACGGCGGGTCTGTGCATAGTAAATCTACTGAATTATCATCAAGCTTTTTCAATTCTTCTAAACAATCACCATTGATTAATTGTCTATTCATTTATGTGTTTCCTCTGCTATAAAATTTAGTTTGTTAAATGTTGTTGCCAACCAACTATTTAGATTAGGTAATGCTTGATATAACTTATCTTCTAAAAACATCTTCTGAAATCTATGTTTGATTACTCTTTGTATTGGCCTTTCTGTTATTTCTTTTACTTTAAGTTTTGTATTGCCAGATATAATACTATCATCTAAATCCATAAGTCTTCTATTCATATCTAATAAATCTTTTGATTGTAATATCTTTTCACACAAAGGAACTTTCTGTGTTTCGGCACTTCTGTAAATGTCATCTAACGAATATTTCTGTTCTGTTTCCATAAATGGAAATAACTTTATAAGTGTTTTCTTTCCAATACCATTTACACCTGGTATTCCGTCTGACTTGTCTCCGTCAAACATTCTGAATAATAAAAAATTCTTTGGGTGTATTCCATATTCTTCAAATACTTTTTGTTCGTCATACATTTTTTTCTTAGTAGGTGAATACACCCTTGTGGTTTCATCAACCAATTGCAGAAAGTCTTTGTCTGTGGATAGTATTGTGGTTTTGTTATCTTTAAAAATGTGTTTAGAACAATAACCAATTACATCATCTGCCTCACAATTTTCCATATTAATTATAGATACTGGTAAACACTCTAAGTATTCCACAACACGATTTAGTTGTCGTATCATCATCTGCTGTTCTTCATCTCTTGTCAAGAAGTTGTTAGCACGATTTAAACGATACGACATCTTTCGTCCCATTTTGTATTGTGGGAATATCTTTCTACGGCGGTTAGACCCACCCTTACCGTCAAACACAACAAGTATTCGGGTAGGTCTAATCATATTGATAGAAAATGCTAATGACCTTAAAAAACCAACTATTCCACCAACGTGGATTCCGTCCTCGTTAGTAGTTGGTATGGCAGAAAATACTCGTATGAATAAATTCATGCCGTCAACTAATAAAACCGAGTCATTAGGTTTCTCATTATCTATTTCGCCGCCAGATTTTTTGATTTCGTCTAAAATCGATAGGTGTCTTTTGTTAATCACCAAGCACCTCATCTGTGAATTCTACATCATCAATACCAAGTTTTTCTTTGTATTGTAATATGACCTTGTCACAAATGAGTTGATAAACATATTCTCTTAGTTCGTCATTTTTGGTAATTAAGTCTTCCCAATCTTTTGACATAAACTTATGTTCATCTCCGTTCTGGTCTACTAATGTATACCAAGCACCACCTGACTTAACAAGTTTATGCTCTTTCATCACGGTTAACCACCCACCATAGTTATCGATACCTCTATCAAAATACATATCATAGTCCGCGTGTCTCAAAGGTGGACCTAATCTGTTCTTGACTATTTGTGCTCTACACTTCATACCAAGCACATTTTTTCCACTATCTTTGATTTGTCCCATATTCTTCAAACGAATACGAGTAGAAGCGTGAAATGGTAATGCTTTACCACCACTTGTTGTCCAAGGGTCTCCAAACATTACTCCGAGTTTTTGTCTTAATTGATTAGTGAATACCAATGCTATGTTATGTTTTCCAATCATCTGAGTGATTTTTCTCATAGCTTTTGATATAATGATTGCCTTTGATGTCGCCCAACCATCTTTGTCGTAGTCAGCTTCCATTTCAACTTTTGTTGATGCGGCTGCTAATGAATCAACCAGTATCGTTACACATCTATCTTTATCAGATGACCTGACTTGTGTTACGATTTCTTCAATTGCTTCAAAGATTTCTTCTACGGTTTCTAAATGTAAGTATAACATCTTATTTAAATCTAAACCAATGACTTCCATAAACTCTTGACTGACTGATGTTTCAGTATCTATATAAAC